GTTATCGCCAGCACCAAAGGATATGACGTTAGCATTATATCCAACACTTAACACGACTGACCCACCAGCATTGGCATAGAAACCACCAGTCGCAACTGTTCCGATAGTTGTTCCTGTTGCTGTCGTTTTGTTAATCTTCTCTCCTGCAGTAAACTTCTGAAATCCATTCACGTCTACAATGACATCAGTGCTATTGTATGCACGTTTGATAACATTTACCACTGCGTTTGCACCAGAGGTCACGCCAAAAAGACTATCACCGACTGCTACTCCTGGATTGCTAGTATTAGCAATTACGATTGCAGCATTTGTTTGATCATGATAATCCTTGTTCCCTATGTTTTCGTTACTAGCAGGAAACCCATAATCCACTGCTGAAATATGCAGGTTAGCAAAAGTGGTCATCTTTCTTGTGCCACCATCACCGAATGTTACTGTTGGAGCATTTGCCCCATATACAGTATTTGCTGTAACCTTGTTTGAGTTGATGGTGATCGCAAAGGTATCTGTTATATCCGTTTCGCTCAGAGTAAAACTACCTTCTGGATTACCATCACCACCAATAAATTCTATCTGTGTTCCAGTGTTGTTGTTGTTAACTGGTGTATAACCTGACCCACCACTATTGATTGTGTATACAAGTGTACCACCCAAGTCTTCGGTTTTAGTCACAACGACCTTTGCGAACTTACCCCTATTTGAAGACACTAGACTTAATACATCGCCTACAACGTATGTCGATCCTCTTGATAAGATCGTTACTCCGTCAATACCTGCTTCAGCGATAGGAGCATGTGGTGTTGCTGATGTGTCACCTTTTACTTTAATTGGTTCATCGTTACTGAATGTCCCTTTGATATTAGACAAAAGGATTTGCATAATATCTCGACCACGAATGTTTCTTCGGATGATATCCTCAACCAATGCCTCAGAGGTTGATTCTGTACCAACAATTGTTTTACCAATAAACTTATATGTGTTAGGATCATATGAGGTAACAAGATAACGATCAACACGCCAGTCACCTGCAGAGACTTTTAGCATTTGCTCTGCTGGATAGTTAAAATCGATATCCTCGTTATACAATGCTCGGAAGAGCAAACGGTATGATGCCTTTGTACCACGTGCGGTGTTGAAGTATTTGATATACTTCGTCATAATCTTCTTATCGCCAAATGCGTCTAATGGTACTGAAGGAAGAAAGGTGTTTAGAAAGTGTTTGATAAAATCGTCAGTGGTCGTTGATATGTCTCTGTATGATTGTAGATGCTCAATGGCATCTGTCATTTTACCCGACTGCTCCATGTATTCATAATATGCTTCCATAAAGGCAATAAAGTTTTTGCCTTCCTCTGCATAAAATGCTGGAAGTTGAGATCTTACTAGAGATGATACCTTATTAATAGTATCGGACATTATTAAGTGACCTCACCAATAACCGTTATCTCAGCATCCTGTGACTCCATAATAAGAATCTGCTCTCTTACTGGAGTAACATCCAGCGAATCAGATATGATATCAACCTTTAGTTCGATACCGTCAAAACTGGTCGGCAAGAATCCATTGATAATAACTTCCCCTGTCGTGTAATTAACTGTTCCTGCAGTTGCGTTTACTGTGACCTTTTCTTTCTGCTCATTGAATCGAATGATCCTAGTATTACCCAAAGAGTCGTCATCTAAGAAGCAGTCGAATCCTGCAAATCCAAACTTGGTAGAGGACAGAGTTCCTTTACGGATACTGTTTGAGAACTCAAGTGTTACCTTTGTTTTCCGTTGTAGGTCTGGTACAAATCTCTTTTGTAGTTTGATTGATGCATCGTTGTTTAGAATAGAACCTGTATCAATGTTGTCCAATGCTCTTACGAATCTAGAATACCTTAGTTTGTTACCAAACCGTTCTAAGTTATTTGTCGAGAAAGAAGTGATTGCTGATAAAATTGATGCCCTCACCGATCCTTCAGTAGCAGTGGTGTTTGTTTTATCGAAGAATGTAGTGACCATTGGAATCAAATAGGTGTAGTCCGCATCAATGAATACTGGATCAATGGCAAGAGACGTTCTGTTCAAGATCGAATCTTTTAGTTGACTCTTTCTTGTAGCAGTAATGAACTGCTCACCAAAGGGTTTACACGCAACGAATACTTTACCATATACAGGAGGCGATGCTTTCTCTCCTCCAAATGCTACAACCGATTGTAGGTCTGGATTTTCGGCAAGTAAAATTCTCTCGAAATCGTTATCTACGATAGCACGGTTTTGTGTCTGATAGTTTCTTGGAGCATTGAACTTGACCGACTCAATACTTTCTGCAGGACGACCACCTCTTGATGAGGTGTTAACAGTGATTGTAGCACTGCTATAATTTGTTCCCACGTTTAATGAGTCAACTGAAAACGTGCTTGCTCCGTTAGTGACATCACCATTGTTTATGAGATAATCGATGATAATGATGTTTCCGTTCTTAACTGCTTTACCAAGAGTTCCGTTACCAAAAACGATTTCATATTTTTCGTCTGATGCTTCCTCCAAGAAGTAAATTGGAGAAGTAGAATAAACCTGTTTTATATTTGATGCTTTGACAAACTCTGTTGTTGATGTATCGGCAGAAGATTCTTGGACTGTCACTTTGATACTAGTAGAGTCGACATTTTTGTTTGGTATAATATACCTTGTGGGGTTATTGGAGTCAACAGTAAATCTGTGCGTTAGTGGTAGACCTTCTTTAATAGTAATATCTTTTTCGTACTTGTACACGATTGAGTTTGCTGAATCATATGAAGCAAACTGACGAACAACAGTGTTATCCTCTGGAGTAACATAGGTATATTGAACGTCATCAATGGTTGTAGTAAATTTAGAATTCTTCGGTATAGTTATCTGCGTGACTGTATTTGCGATTCCACTAAAACTCACGCTAACATTAGCACTTGCACCGATAGAGGAAACTGGAGTATAACCGATTGCCTTTGCAAAAGATACAACTGAGTCTCTTTGCTGTGCAGTATCCAAGAACATTTCGTTCGCAAGCATATTCACATAGTAGGCATTATAATGAGTATTATATGCTAGTAGATCCAGCATGGTTGCCATTGCTGAACCTTCAAAGTCGTAGTCAGTGAATTGAGATTGTGTGCTAAGATACGACTTCAGGTTCGTGCGAATATCATTGAAGTCGAGTTCTGTAACCTGTAGGTATGTATTTGCTGTTGCCATCTATCGTACTCTTTCTAGTAACACGTCAAGAATAATAGGATCTGGATCATTGACTACCATGAATGCGATCGATACAGTCAATGCATTTAGATCAGGTCTATCTTCTATCAAAAGTTCTATAATGTCTGCTCTGGGTTCAAAGTTTCGTATAACCTCCCTCACTGTATTTTCCATAGTCTGTATCAGTGCTGGTTGGTTCGTGTTCTCAAAGAGCATGCCTCTAATACCACAACCAATATTAGACTTAAAAGGTCTCTCATAGAAATCAGTCAAAACGAGAGACTTGACAGACTGCTTAACTGCCTCTCTATTGACTTTTCTGTTCAACGATTTTTTGACTGGATGCGCAATAAATGCGAGATCAAAGTCGCTGAATACCTCTGCTTTAGTTTGTTGTGGCATCACACTTCCTAATTGTTCAGACTATTTAGTCTGAGTTTTTAACTGTTTGTATCTCTGCTCTGCGTTCTTTGCAAAGTTTTGCAATTTCTGCTAATGCTTTTCTTGCTCGAGTCCCTGCTGCTTTGTTACCACCCTCAAACTTTTCGCTTTCAGCAACATAGACGTCCATTAAATTAACCAAACTATCATGTAAATTCATTATTTTTTCCTTGACTTTTTTCAAATCCACGGTATAATAGGGATGTCCCTTTATAAAGACTATTTATTATCCATCAGCAAAGACGTCTCCAGACCCTGTTGCTGCAGAGTTTGGAACCCATGATCCATGACCACCAGTACCATCTCCTTTGCGATGTACCCCAATACCATTCACAAATACTGTGCCAGATCCACCTGTTGCTGGATCCCCACAACCTGTTGTATCCCCAATCCTTACTGTCTTAGATCCATTAGTAAATACATCTCCTGAACCTGATGCATATGAGGTTTTGTGAAATGGACTTGGTGTGGGACTTGCATGCCCCACGTGACTATCTTGTCCTACTCTTACCACTGCAGGCATATTCCCTCCTAGTTTAGATCTATTCTTGGTGCTTTCAGTGCCATGTTACCACCTGATGTAATATTGGTAGTTCCACCTATATCAAGTTTAGCATTGCCACCAACTGTGATGTTTAAGTTTCCGTCTATAACCAGTTTAGCATTTCCACTG